TGAAAAATTAAAGTTTACATATTTAAAAATGCCAAATCCAATAAAGGATACAGTTATATCTTATCCTGGTAGATTACCCACAGAGTTTGGTTTAGATAAATTTGTAGATTATAACATGCAATATCAAAAGACTTTTATTGATCCGATTAAAGTCATATTAGATTGTATGGGTTGGAAGACCGAAAAAGCAAGTACGTTAGATGATTTCTTCTCTTAATACAGGACTATACAATGAGTATACTTGACAAAATCAAGAAAAATAGCACAATCAAAGAATCAGCAATTCTTTCAAAATCAAAATTCTTTACCGAAAAAGACATGATATCAACAGCAGTTCCTATCATTAATGTCGCATTATCAGGTAAATTGGATGGTGGTTTAACTCCAGGTCTTACAATGTGGGCAGGTCCAAGTAAGCATTTTAAAACAGCATTTTCATTATTGATGGCCAAATCATATCTGGACAAATATCCAGATGCTGCATTATTATTCTATGATTCAGAATTTGGTTCACCACAATCATATTTCCAATCATTCGGCATTGATACCGATAGAGTTGTTCATACACCATTAACAGATATTGAACAGTTGAAGTTTGATATCATGAAACAATTGCAAGGCGTAGAACGAGGAGACCATTTAATCATTCTTATTGATTCTATTGGTAATCTAGCATCCAAGAAAGAAGTTGATGATGCATTAGATGGTAAATCTGTGGCTGATATGTCCCGTGCCAAACAAGTCAAATCATTGTTTCGTATGGTAACACCACATTTAAACTTAAAAGATATTCCAATGGTTGTTGTAAATCATACTTATAAAGAAATTGGTATGTTTCCTAAAGATGTGGTTGGCGGTGGTTGTTTAGTTGAAGGAACCAAAATTCAAATGTCCGACGGAACATTGAAAAATGTTGAGGATTTTATAGTAGGAGATTTAGTTAAAACTTTAGATGGTGACAAATTGGTCACACATACTTGGAATCCCGACACATTAGAAGATGGTACTCCGGAATGTTTTGAAGTTGAATTTGAAGATGGTTATAAAGTAACATGTTCAGACAAACACAAATTTTTAATTAATGGTGATTGGGTTGAAGCTAGAGATTTAATAGTAAATAATAATGTATCTGTAGTGTAGTAGAAAATCACTAAAGTATAAATACTATTATACTACGGAGGATTTAAATGAACTATCAGAAAATTTATAATGAAATAATCGATAATGCAAAAACTAGAAATATACAAGATGTATATTATGAGAATCATCATATTATTCCTAAATGTATGGGTGGTTCCAATAAAAAAGATAATTTAGTAAAATTGACAGCTAGGGAACATTTTATATGTCATTGGTTGTTATTTCGTCAATATAGAACTTCTAAATTAGCTCATGCTTGGTTTTGTATGTGTAGAACTTCTGAAAACCAATCTAGATATTATACAAGTAAACAATATGAATATGCTAGAGCTGCGCATAGTAATGCAGTTTCAAAACAAATGAAAGGTATTGGCAATCCATTTTATGGAAAAAAACATACAAAAAAATCCATAGATAAAATTATACTTGCTAATAAAAACCATATTAAAACCCAAGAAGTTATAGATAATTGGGTGGAAAAAGTAGCAAAGAATCCTAAATCAACCGAACATCGTTCTAAGATTGGTAGAAAAGGATTGACTATGTTGCAGAATATATACACTATGGAAATTATTAGAGTTCCTTCAATCGAAGTTGGTGTAATTTATGATATATTAGAATGGGTTAATCCTAGGAAATTAAATCCAGAAATTAAATTTAAATGTGAACATTGTGAAATGGTGACCACTAAGAGTAATTTAAAAAGGTGGCATAATGATAATTGTAAAAGGAAAAATGATGCAAATTAAAAGTGTAAAATCTGTTGGTAAAAAAAATGTATTTGATATTTCTGTTAAAGACGTTGAACATTATGTGTTGGAAAATGGAGTAATTACACATAATACAGGAAGTTACTATTCTGCAGATAACATCTTTATACTTGGTAGACAGCAAGAAAAAGAAGGTACTGAAGTAGTTGGATATGATTTTATTATTAATGTAGAAAAATCTAGATATGTTAAAGAAAAATCTAAAATACCAGTAAGTGTTTCTTTTGCTGGTGGAATTAGTAGATGGTCTGGATTATTAGATGTTGCTTTATTATCTGGTCATGTTGTTAAACCATCAAATGGCTGGTATTCTAAAGTTGATATGACTACTGGTGAAGTATCTGAAAAGAAATATAGATTTAAAGATACAGAAAATAAAGATTTCTGGTCAGATATTTTAAATAATGAAACATTTAAAACTTTTGTACAAGAAAAATATAAAGTTGCATCTGATGAAATTATGCAAGATGGCTTCGAAGATTTGTTTGATGGTCGGGGATGATAATATGATTGAAGATATAGATTACAAATATTTATTTCCTGAAAATGACCCACATGCAATACATATAGAATTATTGACTGGTCCTTATGTGGGGGTTGTTTTTAGATATGATAAAGTGGAAATTGATGCGGAAAATGAAGAATTAGATGGAGAAATATATTTACAATTTTCATATGATGTGGTAGAATATACAGATAGTAATTTTATTAACGATATAAACTTTAAAAATTATATCGGTAATTTGCTTATCATATTAATGTCTAACATGGGAAAAGAAATATATGAATCTGGAATTAGTAATACTAAAGAACTTAATATACAATGAAGAATATTTGCGTAAGGTATTACCCTTCTTAAAAACCGAATATTTTCCAAATGCAACTGAGAAAACCGTATTTAATGAAATATTAGACTTTACTGGAAAATATAATAATTCACCAACAACCGAATCCCTTAAGATTGCTGTTGGTGAACTTAATATAACACAAGATGAAGTAGATACCGTTAATGCATATATTAGAGAAATCGAAGCTAATAAATCTGATTCAACTAAATTAGAATGGCTTATTGATAAAACTGAAGAATTTTGTCAAGAAAAATCAATCTATAATGCAGTATTGGGTTCTATTTCAATTCTCGATGGTGCTGATAAAACACAGGATAAGGGTTCAATTCCAAAGTTATTATCAGATGCTTTAGCAGTATCTTTTGATAATTCTATTGGACATGATTACTTAGAAGAATCTGATGCTAGATATGAATACTATCATAAAAAAGAAAATAAGATACCTTTTGACTTAGATTATTTTAATAAAATTACAAAAGGGGGATTATCAACAAAAACTTTAAATGTAATCTTAGCTGGTACTGGTGTCGGTAAAAGTTTATTTATGTGTCATGTTGCTGCTGGATGTATGGCACAAGGTAAGAATGTTCTTTATATTACTATGGAAATGGCAGAAGAAAGAATTGCTGAACGTATAGATGCAAATCTTTTGAATGTTACTATGGATGAATTAATGGTATTGTCTAAGGATTCATATATTAAAAAAGTTAATAGAGTTCGTGAAAAAACTACTGGTAAACTTATAATTAAAGAATACCCTACTGCTTCTGCTTCATCAACACATTTTAGAACTTTATTAAATGAACTTAATCTCAAAAGAAGTTTTATTCCTGATATTATATTTGTAGATTATCTTAATATCTGTTGTAGTGCTAGATTGAAAGCTGGTTCCAATATAAATTCATATACCTATGTTAAAGCTATTGCAGAAGAATTAAGAGGTCTTGCTGTAGAATATGATGTTCCATTGGTAACAGCAACACAAACTACCAGAAGTGGATTTAATTCATCTGACCCAGGAATGGAAGATGTTAGTGAAAGTTTTGGTCTACCTGCTACAGCAGATATGATGTTTGCTTTAATATCATCTGATGAATTAGAAGAGTTAAATCAGATTATGGTTAAACAACTTAAGAATAGATATTCAGATTTAACATATCATAAAAGATTTACTATTGGTGTAGATAGGTCAAAAATGAAACTATATGATACTGAACAATCTGGACAATCAGGAATTATTGATTCTGGTAATTCTCCTGTTTTTTCTCCTCAAAAAGATAAAAAGAATTTTGAAGGTTTTAAGATATGAGTGCTACAGTTATAATACCTACTACAGGTGTTCCAGAATTAAGAACAGCAATAGAATCAGTTCTTAAACAAAATACAAATACAGAATGTCTTGTTGTGTGTGATGGGCTACAATATAAAGGTAAAGTAAGTACAATCATAAGTGATTATCTTGGTAATAAAAACCTAAAAGTATGTTATCTTAATGATAATGTGGGAGCTAATGGGTTTTATGGTCATAGAATTTATGCAGCTTTTACACATCTTATCAATACTGATTATGTATTATATCTAGACCAAGATAATTGGTTTGGAAATAATCATGTAAAATCTTGTATAGATACTATAGAACAAAATAATTTAGATTGGTGTTATTCTTTAAGAATGATATATGATAAGAATGGAAAATATCTGTGTAATGATGATTGTGAATCTCTTGGTAAATGGCCAACATTTCAAGGTTCGCATCATATAGATACTAATTGTTATTGTATAAAAACATCTATTGCAATACATATAGCGAGTGTTTGGCATGGTGGTTGGGGACAAGATAGAGTTTTTCTATCAACATTAGCACAAAATTTTACAAAGTTTGATTGTACTGGTGAATATACTGTA